CGGCTGCTGATCCGTCGAAAGGTGGTAGGCCCACAGATAATCAGCAATAAAGGGGTAATATGGTAGATAAAAGTAAAGTACTGTTTTTAAACAGTTCATTTATCAAGAGTACTGCCACCGACGGAAAAACAACCAGTATAACAATCGAAGGGTACGCAAGTACTACTGATATTGATAGACAAGGTGACGTAGTTCCTGTAAGCGTTTGGGAAAAAGGTATTCAGAATTACTTGAAAAATCCAGTAATTTTAGCTTACCATGACCATAGCGAGCCAGTTGGTAGGATGGTAGAACATAGAATTGACGGCAAAGGGTTATGGATTAAAGCCAGAATCTCTTCAGCAGCCAATGAGGTGTTCAATCTTGTAAAAGACGGCGTTTTAACGGCGTTTAGTATCGGATTCCGAATCGTAGATGCGGAGTACAACTCAGCTGCAGAGCTGTTTGTGGTAAAGGAATTGGAACTACATGAAATTTCAGTAGTATCAGTGCCAGCTAATCAAAATACACTATTTAGTCTTTCTAAGGCGTTTGATACAGCCGAAGAATTTAAATCTTTCAAAATGCAGTTTGCACCCAACAGCGAATCAGCTAAAGGGCTAGAATCCTCAACGGAAGCAAGCAGCGAAGTCAAAAAGGAAATGGAAATGGATCCAAAACAATTAGAACAAATGTTAGCTGATGCAGCTAGCAAAGCGGCTGAGCAAACTGCAAAAGCCATCGCCGATACACAGGCAAAAGCATTGGCTGAAAAAGCTGCTGCTGACAAGGCTGAAGCCGAATTAGATGCACGCGTTAAAGCCGCTGTTGCCTCTATCTCTACTGGTGACACAGGTGCTGAGCGCTTGATGGCCGAAGTTGAGAAGCGTTTGGAAAAAGCTGAAGAGTCAAGCAAATCAGTTATCGCTGGTTTAGAAGCTTCTTTGAAAGAAAAAGCTGCTGAAATCGAAGCAATCACAAAATCAAAAATGTCTTTCCAAGAAGCCAAAGACGGTATGTCTTATGCTGACAAAGAAAAGGCAGTTTTCTTAGCTAAAATGGCTGGCAAGTCAATCGACGGTACACGTACTGGTCGCGAATTAGTGCAAAAATACGGTGCTCACGTGCCTTCAGCTACATGGGAACTCGAAGTTTCTTTGAATCTTGAGTCTGAAGTTCGTCGTCGCTTAGTTGTTGCTCCTATTTTCCGCAACATTGCTATGCAAACCAACGTTATGACCATTCCAGTGAATCCAGAAGCAGGTACTGCTACTTGGGTTACTAACGCTGAGTTTGGCGCCGTTCCTGCTACCCTTGGTGCAGCCGGTCCTTCTGCTGGTGGAAACGCTACTCACACCCTCAAAGAAATCACTTTGAATGCTTATAAACTTGCTACAAACGAGTATACAGCATACGAAGAAGAAGAAGATTCTTTGTTGGCTTTGATGCCAATTATCCGTGATGGTATGGTTCGTCGTGTTGCTCGCGCCGTTGACAAGGCTTTCTTGTTAGGTGCAGGTTCTGGTTCTGATCCTGTTAAAGGATTGAGTATCTGGGCTGCTAACACCACTGCTACAGGTAACACAGTTGCCGCTGGTATGAACGTTGCTAAGTTGCGCACATTGCGTCAAGGTTTGGGTGCTTGGGGTCTTGATCCCGCAGAAGTAATTTATATCATTAATACTGATACATATTACCAATTGCTGGAAGACACAACCTTCCAAACAATGAACCAAGTTGGTACACAAGCTACATTGTTGACTGGTCAAATCGGTCAAATCGGTGGAAGCCCCGTGTTGGTCTCTGCAGAGTTCGCTTCCCCAGGTACTGGTGTTGCAGGCGCTATCTGCGTGAACCCAGGCAACTTTATCGTTGGTAACCAGCGCGGTCTCCGCATTGATACCCAAGAATTGGTTGAAACACAGCGTCGCGTTATGGTGGCTAGCCTCCGTACCGGTATGACACGTGTTACTACTAACTTAGGTAACGCTGTTACAGCACACAAGTACACAGCATCCTAATCAGATAGTGTAATTGTTAACAAGACCCTTCGGGGTCTTGTTTTATAAAGGTATTATGTGCCTTTATAAAACAAGCGAGGTATTTATGGCAACAAATTTAGTAACAAAAGCAGAATACAAAGCTTACATGGGAATTAATAGTACAAACTCAGACGTAGAAATTGATTTTTTAATACCCAAAGTTAGCGATTTAGTAAAAACATATTGCCGTCGTACCTTTGTAGATTTCTACGACGAGGCCAAGATAGAAGTATTTGATGGTGGCTTTAAACAGATCATTTTAAAAGAAACTCCTGTAGTTACAGTTAATTCCGTGGCTTACAGTGCAGATTACGGTAAGACATATACCAGTCTTGTAAAGTTTACAGATTGGGTTGCTCGCGAAGATTACGTTCTTAGTTTAAGCCCAACAGGATTCCCAGAACAAATCAATGGATATAAAGTAGTTTATTTTGCAGGATACGAAACCGTACCTAGTGATTTAAAATTAGCAGTACTTGATTTAATAGAATACTACTCACGCAATAATGGAGTTGTACACAGTAGCCGTGATTTAAATCCTGGTACTACTCAAATCAATTATGTAGCCACCAGTAATTTTCCCGCTGCAATTAAACGTGTTCTAGACCAGTACATGGCGGACTTTACATAATGGCAAAGATACAGGAATTTATAAGCCCAAACATTGCGGAAAATCTCGGTAAAGAGTTACTTAGTATAGTTGGTGATAATATAAAAACTGCCGACACAGCTCTTTACGAAAGAAAGTCTTTAAATTTTCGGGATATTATTGATAATAATTTCCCAACAATGCTTGTAGTAGATTACGCAAGTATTAAGCAAGAGTTAAAACAGTATCAAGATATTGATACTGCACTAAAGACATATATCAGCGAAACTTATAGTCCTACACAAAAAGATTATAGTATAAATAAATTCTCAGATAGCGAAATAGATTTACTGTTAAGAGCCATTAAGTATGGTATCAATAAGTTTTCTTCAACTTCTGCTACAAAAATATCTTACAAGGACTTACAAAAAAGTCTTTCAAATATTGTACAATCAGAACAGTCAAACAGTACTACAGTAGCAAGAATAAAACAGTTATTTAGTAAAGTATATAAGCTAACTGATATTTCAACAAGCTCAGTAGAAGTATTTATATTTCCTAATTTTGCTAATCTTGGCGGATTACTTCGAGGCCCACTAGATGTTGGACTTTCCATAGCGGAAGCTGAAGCAGGAAAATCAATCGGTAATCTAGACTCTGTCGGACAAATTTTAGCTTACGGGCACACTGCAGCAGGATATGTAGACAAAGACGGCAATGCTAAGTTAAATTTTAATAGTCCAAAACTATTGGCTGTAATGTTTGACGTTATGGCTTCAGCTAGCGATAAGTCTCCAGTGGCGGCACGAGCCGCTTTAGATGCAGCTACATTTTTTGTTAATGATACAAGACAGACAGAAGTATACATTAATATTGACAAAGAATTTAGTGAGGACTTTGTAAAGACTTTTGTGTCTATTGGCGGAAATATAGTAAAGCTTGAAAACAGTTTAATAAACTCCAGACGAGGATCCGTTTTAGAGAAACGCGAAAAACGGGGCGTAAATAAGTCTGTTTTAGATAAGCTAGCAAAAGAGTTTGCAAAAGCAGATAGCTTAGTAAGTAAAAGGCTTGCTAGATATATCTTAACGCATAAAAAATCACCTAACGTTATAGAGTATTTAACACATAGTTTAGTTAATACTTTAAAGGGTGAGCCTGTAGAAAAATACAAAAGTAAAAGTAAGCAATCTAATACCCGTAAAGAGGGTGTTAAAAAACAAGTAAGTTCAGGCGTAATAAAAGGTAAAGCAAAATTACCCGTATTACCAAAGCCTTCTACCCAACCGCCTAAATCAGCAACAAATTTATTAAATTTAACCAGTTTAATAAATTCTCAATTACAAGATGTAATTAGCGCTAATATGGGAGACGGGTCTAGTCGTAATGTTTTAAACTATCGTACAGGCAGATTTGCTAGCAGTGTTACAGTAGAAAATATTTCTATGAGTAGACAAGGTATGATAACCGCATTTTACTCATACATGAAAAACCCGTATGCAACATTTAGTGCTGGCGGACGTCAATCAACTCCTACAAGCAGAGACCCTAAGTTACTAATTTCTAAGTCAATTAGACAAATTGCAGAGCAGGTAGTAACTAATAAATTAAGGGCAGTAGCATTATGACAAGAAGAATAAGCATTGTAACAGCTTTGGCTGAAAAATTTAAAATAATTGACGGAACTGGTAGTTATAAAACAGATTTATTTAATAATAGCTATCCTAAACTGAAATTCTGGGATGAAGTACAAGATTTTCCCTGCGTATATCTTACAGCAGGCACAGAAATGCGCGAATATTTACCCGCAGACTTCACCTGGGGATATTTAAACATTAGCGTCAAAGTTTATGTTCGCAGTGAAACCGAAGCGCAACAACAGCTCGAAAACTTACTAGATGATTTAGAAAATGTAATCGACGCTAACCGAGTATTAGTATACGATACTACTAATAACTTCTCAACTACTGAAATACTAATTCAGTCAATAACTACTGACGAAGGGCTCTTAGCTCCTTATGGTGTCGGTGAAATCAATCTACAGGTGCGCTACGCATTAGTATAACTCGGATTTATACAAGCATAACAACAGATAAATATCTAGTTACGATGCTTAAAATATTTCCAAAAATCATAAAGGAAAGAGTATGGCATTAAATTTAATCCGTAATAGTCGCGTATTTTTCACGACTAATTTAACTAGTAGTAACAATGTAGCTGCTAGTGGATTTACACCCTCAAATACATTCGAGCTCCAAGTTCAAGATGGATTCTCGTTTTCACAAAACACAGGTACTGAAACAATTACCTTAAATGAAGCAGGCACAGCACCGGTCCGCGGTCAACGCAGTTTTAATACTAGCTTGGATCCAGTAGATTGGAGTTTTGCTACTTATATTCGCCCTACATTCGTAGAAGGTTCGTCACCTGCAACAGTAGGTACATTAGATGCTGATGACACCATCGGTGCAGAAGAATCTGTATTATGGAACGCTTTGGCGGGAACAAGTGAAATTGGCGGAGCCAGCCCAGGGTGGGTAGCTACACCTTATAGTGGAGGTACTGTTGGATCTCCATTTTCTACAGTTGCTTTTGGTAATTCTAATGCTCACCAACTCCAAGCTTTTGGTTTAATCATTATTTTTGACGCTGTTACATACGTTATCGATAACTGTGCTGTTGATTCTGCTACTATTGATTTTGGTTTAGATGCTATCGCTTCTTGCCAGTGGGCAGGAAAAGGTACTACAATGCGTCCTTTAGCTACTGCAGCTACTGCAACAACAACTTCTCCAGTTACATTCGGTGGTGGTTTGTCAGGTACTGCTAAATTAAAAGATACTAGTGCACGGTATATTGCTAACAAGCTGTCTACTATGTCAGTTGTTTCTGATTCAAGCAATTACGGCGGAATTGCTTCAAATACTTACACAGTAGCTTTAACTGGCGGAAGTATTAGTATTAACAATAACTTAACATACTTGACTCCAGCTAACTTAGGCGTTGTTAATCAGCCAGTTACTTATTTTACAGGTACACGAGCCATTACTTCTAGTGTAACAGCTTATTTGAAGAGTGGATCTTCTACTGATACAGCTGCTTTGTTAAAAGATATTTTAGCTGCCGCTGCTACTAACGTAGACAATAAGTTTGCAGTAACAGTTGACTTAGGTGGTTCTACCAGCTCGACACGCGTTAGTTTGTCTATGCCAACAGCTATGTTGACTATTCCAACAATTGCTTCTGAACAAGTTATTTCTACTTCTATCACTATTAATCCCCAGTCCTCGACTTCGGGCGCATATGATGTTGAAGCTAAGAATGAGCTTACAGTTAAATACTTCTCAACAGCTAACTAAACTTTACTGTTGAATTTTCATAGAGACTGGGTTGATCTCCAGTCTCTCTTTTTAAACTTATTATAAAATGACTACTCTTTCCCTAAAAACACTTTTAGTGCCTTCTAAATCGGTACAAGTTGAATACCCCGGATTTCCAGGTTTTGTTGTTGATTTAGCTTTCTTATCTCGTGAGACTCTTTTGAGTATTCGTAAGAAATCTACTAAAACAAGTTTTAAAAACCGTCAAGCAGCAGAAGAATTTAACGAAGATTTATTCTTACAACTATATGTTGAAAATGCTGTTAAAGGATGGTCTGGACTTAAACTGAGTTATCTTGAGCAGCTTGCTCCAGTAGACTTAACTGGACAAAGCATGGACGACGAATTAAATTATACTGCTGAAAACGCACTATACTTAATGAAAAATTCCAGTAACTTTGATGCCTTTATTAGCGAACAGGTCACAGACCTGGGAAACTTTTCGACGACCAACTCCAGCAAGTAAACACGCAGTTGGTTAACTATATTCAAAATATGGGTGTTGGCATGACCAAAGACCAGTATTTTGAAATGTGCGAAATGATGGGCAATGAGCCCATAGAATCCGAAGTCCCTATAGAATTTGAAGATCTTCACCTAGAAGTTCAACAAGCACTTAATGCCTATAGAATGTTACGAGATGAGTGGGATACCATGAATGGTCACTATCTTGGAAAGTCCTTAATAGGCGTAAAAGATGTTTTAGAAGCAACGGAAATTGAGCCAGCGGATCAGAAGTTTATAATCATGTTAATACGCATGATTGACGCTGTAAGATCAGATGAAATCAATAATAAGAAAAAGATGGAAAAGCCCGCTAACTAAAAATTGGCGGGCTTTTTTACGTTAAAAATTTTTTGGTTTGACAAAAGTGTGGTTGCATGTTATAATGTACTCTAGTCAAATTATCAAAAAGTTTTGGCCACCAACCCTAAAGAGGAGTACAGATGGCGACAAATCAAGTAAATATAAACCTAAGCTTACAGGACCAGTCACGCAGTATTAAACAGCGTACTGATGAAGTCAAAGGTTTAAATAAAGAATTACAAAAAGCACAGACGCTTGCTACAGGCACTAGAACTGGTAGTGCAGCCGTTTCTGCTAGCTATAGTGCAGCAGGCCAGAATATTGAGTATGGGCGTGCTCGTGGCTCAATGGGTTCTACAGGCGCAGCGGGACGGGACTTTGCAAATCAAGCGCAAGGTCTTGGTGGATTAGTGCGTTTATACGCTACATATGCTGCTAACGTATTTGCTGTAAGCGCTGCATTTAGTGCGCTTAGTCAAGCTATGAATACCTCAATGATGGTTCGAGGCTTAGACCAATTAGGTGCTGCAAGTGGTTTAGCATTAGGTGGCATAGCAAAACAATTTGCTAATGCAAGCGAAGGAGCTATTAGCTTTCGGGAAGCTATGGAAGCCACGGCAAAAGCAACTTCTAGTGGCTTAAGTAAAAAACAATTCATGGAATTAGGCACAGTAGCCAAAGGTGCTAGCCAAGCGCTTGGTGTCAATATGTCCGACGCTGTTAGTCGTTTAACTCGTGGTATTACTAAATTAGAACCTGAATTATTAGACGAACTTGGTATTTTTACCAAAGTTGGTAAAGCCTCAGAAGACTATGCACGTAGCGTGGGTAAGAGTGTAGATAGCTTAACAGATTTTGAAAAACGTCAAGCGTTTGCAAATGCAGTGTTAGCAGAAGGTCGCCAAAAGTTTGGCGAAATCGCATCAGAAACAAATGTTTACGATAAATTATTGGCTAACCTAAAAAACGTAGCACAAGAAATTTTAAGTACAATAAATACTGTAGTTGCACCAATAGCAAAAATATTTGCTAATAGTAGCGAGCTGATAGGATTAGCAATAGGCGTTATTGCTTTAAAAATCACAAAACAAGCTTTGCCTGCTTTAGCAAGTTGGAGAGAAGGCTTAACCGCAGCAGCAACTGACGCAGCAAAAAGCGCCCAAGATATTAATACTAGTTTTGGTGAAGCTTTTGTTGAGCGTGCACAACAACGTGCAAAAATACCTCAGTTACAACAACAAGAAAATGCGGAAAAATTAGCGTATACTCAAAGAGCAAAACAATTTTTAACTGAAGAAAATCAGCTTAAAAAGAATAGTGCATTGTCCCAAACAATAGCTTCTGGTCAAATAATGACTACTAGGCAGCTAGGTGCTCTTCAAGCAGAGATTACTAAAAAACAGAACGATACTAATGCAGCTACACAAAAACACGTAGAAGGTCTTAAAGCCGTACAGTCAATGCAATTACAGATGCGTAAAACTGCGCAAGATATTGTAGCTGCCAATGACTTAGTCCAAGAACAAGCAAACACAAGATCTAGATATTTAAGCGAAGAATGGCAGCGAGAAAAAATTGTCCAACAAGAACGCGCAAAAGCAGCCAGACTTACTTTACTAGCCGGAGTAGGCGAACGTGTGTCCAAAGAAGGCCTAGTTGACGGGTTTAAAGGATTCTATAGTGATACTATGGCTAGCAAAGATCTAGGCAGAGTTAATAAGTTTAGAACAATAACAACAGGAGCCTTTGTAGCCGTAGGGCAAGCTGCATCTATTTTAGGAAGATCACTTAGTGGTGCTTTAATATATTTAGAAATTGCAGTAGCAGTGTTTGGGATTTTAAACTTTGCTTTTTCAAAAAATGGTAAAGAAGCAGATGCTCTTAAATCCAGTATTGACAGTTTGTCTGAGTCTACTAAAACCGCCATTAATGTTACAGAAAAATTTGGAGACACATTAACTGTTGAAAGTATAAATGCAAAAGCAAATGCTTTTGGAAATTTAGCTGATGATATAAATACAGCTACTACTAATTTGTTAAAAGCTGATGCACGTGCAAGCGGTTTTGATAAATTTATAGATGGTTTTAAGACTATTTGGGGCGGAGATCTTCGCACACAGTTTACTAAGGGATTTACAGAGAGTATTAATGCAGCTATTAAAACAGCCCCAGCAGGTGAGATCAGAGATAATTTAGAGAAAAAATTAATAAACAGTTTGGGCACTTTAGATATTGAAAAAGGTCTTGATTTAGTACCTACTGATAAAGTAGTTGAAAAAGCCAGAGAAATTAGTAAAATTTTATCTGAGTCAGACAAAATCTTAAAAGCCAGTCAAGCTGTTACACAAGAAGTAGTTGTAACATCAAAAGCTACAAGTGAAGCTTTTTTAACTTTTTCTAACGCTGTATATGGACAAAGCCCCTTACAAACATTTTTAAATACTAGTGTTAAAGGGTTGTTTGCCCTAAAGAAAGCTTTTGAAGATACTTTGGGTAGTGCTGCAGAATTTCAAAAAGTATTGGCAGGTACTGCTAATTTACAATTTTTACCCAGTTCAGCAGTCACTACTATACAGGCAGTAAGCTCACGATTTCAGACAATAAGGCAAGAGCAGAATACCGCACAAGTAGGTTTAAAAGCCACTGAAGTTGCTTTACAAAAAGTTAGATCTAAATTCTTGTATGGAACACGTACAGACGAAGGCTTAAAGTTAGAAGTAAACGAAACAGCATTACTTGCCTCTATAGATAGATATAAACAAGTTATTAATAGAACCACCACTGAAATAGCAGGCTTAGGAAAACAAGTAGCACAAGCTTTAGCAGAATCAAGCACACAGGCCTTAGATAATATACTGCGCGAGTTTAAACTAAAAGAGAAGCAAATAAGGATTAATACCCAACAACAAGTATTAGCTTCTATACCTGTTAAAACAGAGGAATCTATTAAAGAAGCAACTAGACTTGCTATAGCTAGTATAGATGTGGAGATGCAGTTACAAAAATCTCAACAAACTTTGGTAAATTCTATTGATGCGTTAAAAGCTTCAATAGATGTTCGTAATGCACAAGAAAATTTAGCGGGTATAAGTTCAGGAGCATTTAGGGGAGATAGTGATGGTGTTAATAACAGAGCACAAGCTATAGCCCTGGCCCAGGCCGACTTAGAGTCTAAACAACGTATTCAACGAGTACTAGAAACATCTAATATTAGCGGAATAACTAAAGAAGATCGTCAAGATCCTGCAATACAACGACTCTTACAAAATAAGCAAGCAGCCTCAGGATTTGAAGTTACCGCCCAAGAAAAGCGTAAACTTGCAAGGCTTAAGGAAGCTAATGATTTAGCAGACGTATTTTTTGCAAATTCCAAACAGGCATTAGATTATGAAATTAAGATTCGTCAAGCGAAATTTGAGGAACTAAAGCTTACTGCCGGAGTTGTAGGCAATGAAGTTGAAACAAAGAAAGCAGAAGAAAAGTATTTAAAAGACATACAACCATTTCAGCGCGCTTTAGATATGTTGCCAGCAGCACAACAAACTGCTCAAACAATTAATGCACAAAAATTTGGTGTTCCTGCAGCGATTGCCGCTAGCGTAACAAGTAAAATTGGTGCAGTAGAGGCCCAAAGAGCTGAAGTCGCTGGAACAAAAGCCACCACTGAAGTTACTGGATCAGAAAGAAACAGTGTATTAGCGCAAGCTAGACAATTTACTGCTGATCTTACTGTACAAGAAGAACTTAGGGCTGCTGCTGCTACAAATACTTTTAATATACAAAAAGAAGGTATTGCAGCTTCAAGAGAGCAATTAAGTTATGCACAAACAGTCGGGGCGTTAACCCAACAAGAAATTGCAGCAAAAACTAGATTACTTTCTATTGAAGAAGCAGAAATAGAAAGACGGCAAAAATTAGCCGAAATAGACAAGCAGCGTTTCCTAGAGTCTTTAGCTTATTCTGATAAACTTGCAGAAGCAGGCTATATAGAGACAGATGAGTTAAAACAACAGTTAGCTTTAATTAATGCAAAAGCTACATTTGGTACTGCAGCAGCTGAAAGAGAGTATCAAGCTAGACTTAAAACCGCAGACATTACCGCATCTTTAGCATCCAAACAAATGCAATATGAAACTGTATTTAAAAATAGTTTTGAAGGCATGGCAGATGCAATAGTTGAGTTTGCTAAAACTGGTAAATTAAGTTTCAAAGACTTAACTAACACAATGCTTACAGAACTGTTACGTATTGAATTACGTATGCAAATGTCACAAATCTGGTCAGCAATACGACCTGGTTTTGGCAACATATTTACATCTATATTTGGAAGTGCACAAGGTTCTGTGTACAACGATGGCGGAGGCTTGCAGAAGTTTGGCAAAGGCGGAATGTTTACTAATTCGATTGTAGACTCACCAACTTTATTCAAGTTTGCCAAAGGCACTGGAGTAATGGGCGAAGCAGGACCAGAAGCTATTATGCCTTTAAAACGCGATAGCAGTGGTAATTTAGGTGTTCGTTCAACCAACAGTGGCAGCAATGTTGAAGTTGTAGTTATTAACAATACTGGCGAAAAAGCCGAAACTCGTGAAACCACAGACTCACGTGGTAACCGTAAAGTAGAAGTAATGATTGGTGATATGACTGCAGGAGAGATTTCTAGAGCAGGTAGTGCTTCACAAAAATCAATTCGTTCTACATTTGGTATTCAGCCACAATTGATTAGGAGATAAAAATGGCATATAGTTATTCGTGGCCGGCAACACTTCCACAATCTCCACAAAAAGGATTCACAGAGACCGGAGGAGTTATGGTAATCAGAACTCCAATGGACTCTGGTCCTGCTAAACAGCGTCGTCGTGGTGTAGCAACAAAATCCCTGGATCTAAGCTTTATAATGACAAGTGCTCAAGTAGCCACCCTACAAAACTTTGTAGAAAATACTATATTGGGCACTGCTCGTTTTGGTTTTAATCATCCAAGAACTAATACTATAGCAGAAGTTAGAATGGTTCCACAACAAGACGGCGTACTTTATAATTTAACATATCTAGCACCAGGATACTGGACAGTAGCAACTAAATTTGAAGTATTACCATGAGTAGATTAACAACAATGTCAGCTGAAGCAATCAAGGCAGTATTTTCGCCTGATGCTGATAGTGACTTAATACTACTGCTAACTATATATGATCCAAACGACCCAAATACAGTTGTACTAAGACTAGCTGACGGATTCACAGGTAGGCTAGCAGCCTTAGAAACGCCCCAAGATGTAGTATATGGCGTTACTAGTAGAAGTAACGATTATGTGTTTTTACCAATGGAAATATCGCTGCCTACAGAAGAAGAAGCGCAAGCACCAAGATCTTCTATTGTACTACATGATGTAAGTCGCTACATTATACCTTTTGTTCGTACAATCACAGGACCGCCCAAAGTAACACTAGAGATAGTATTATCCAAAACTCCTGATACTGTAGAAGTATCTTTTAGTGGATTTTACATTAAAAACTTTTCGTACAATGCAGATACTGTAACAGCTGAGTTATCTATGATTGATTATGAGCTTGAGCCGTTTCCAATGCATTCATTTACACCAGCATATTTTCCAGGGATGTTCTAATGTGGTCAAATAAGTATATAGGAATACCCTTCCAAGATAAGGGACGAGACTTTAACGGCATTGATTGCTGGGGATTAGCACGTCTTGTTTATCAAGAGCAATACAACATTACTTTACCTAGCTTTAGTAGTGAGTATGAGGGTTCTGATACTTTAAGAATGCAAGAACTGATTGCACAATACAAAGAAGGCTGGGAACAGATTCCAGAGCCTATAGAAGGTGCTTTGGTACTATTTCGTGTGCTGGGTTCAGAAACCCATATCGGAATAGCCGTTAGTCCAACACACTTTTTACATGCCAGAGATGGTCATGATTCAGCAATTGAATCACTAGAATCCACAGGCTGGAAAAATCGAATTGTTGGATACTTTAAATACAGCAAGAAAAAAGGTGTAATTTTAAATGCTGTTCCGCACCCACTGCGAACAGAGCGCTTTACTACGCCTATTCCTCCCGGAACTAATTTACAACAGTTAGTTTCATGGGCTACAAAAGAGTGGAACATCGCTGAAGAATTAAAAAGTTCAGTAACTATTATAGTTAATGGGCGAGTAGTAGACAAAGCTGATTGGGCTACTACTATATTACGTGACAATGATACTGTAGAGTATCGGGCTGTGCCTGGTAAAGATGCTGCACGTATTGTGCTGGTAATGGCGGTTGCACTTGCTGCACCTTATTTAGCTACCAACCTATTGTTTCCTGCTCTTGAACTCTCAGCTGCAGGTGTTGCAGGTGCTTTTAAACTGGCACCGTTTGCAATGGCGGCCACAACAGCAGCAGTTAGTTTAGTTGGTAATGCATTAGTTAATGTTATTGCGCCTGTGCGCGTGCCAACTCAAAATGATCCTGGCAGTAGCGAACAAATGCTAATGGTTACAGGTGGTGCAAATAGACCTAACCCATACGGAGCAATACCTGTAATACTTGGAAAGGTACGTGTTACTCCGCCGCTTGGCGCAAACAACTATTTAACTTACGAAAATGAGCGAGACAGTTACTTATCCATGCTTCTTGTTTGGGGATACGGCCCACTAAACATTGATGCAGCAACTTTAAAAATTGGTGAAGTTGCGCTTACAGATTACATAGTACCTTCCGTAGTTACCTTAGACAGAAAAACTACAGTAACTGCCGAGCAACAAAAACTTTTTGATGCAGTTTATGGCTCTGATGTTACGCAAATACAAAGCGGAGTAGAGTTAACTTGCCCTGGTAATCCTGAAGCTGTAGTAGCTCCCGGACCTTACTTAACCGCCGCTTCTACAGAAGGCGTAGATCAATTTACAGTCTCTATTCACTTTCCACAAGGTTTAAGAAAAATTAAAACCAAAGGTAATGGAGCAGGAGACAGTACAACAGCTCCTGTAAGTTTTACTATTCAATATAAAATAGGCACGGGAAATTATACAGAATGGAAAACATTTACTGTAGGTTCAGATGCACCTAAAAAAGATGGTTTTACAATATCTGAAACACTAACCGGCCTAAATACTACTCAAACTGTCACAGTACAAGTACGTAGAAATACCGGTACTAACACTGAAGACAATCCTAATGAAAGATACAGTCATCAAAGTATGTTAGTAGGCGTAACTTTTATCAGAAATTCTACGCCTGCGGTAGATCCCAAAAATTGTACTATTGCCAAAACAGCTATTAAAATCAAAGCCAGCGAGCAATTAAATGGTCAGATTGAAGGTATTAATGCCATAGTACAAACATGGTGTTTGTCATGGAATGGTACTGCCTGGACGTATGCAGCCACAAGCAATCCCGCAGATCTATTTAGATATATACTACAACACCCGGCTAATCCACGCAGAATTACTGATTCTGAAGTATCTTCTAAAATAAACCTTACTCAGCTACAATACTGGAGTAACTACTGTACTACTAAAGGATTTACTTATAATAGCGTAATGGCTTCACAACGAAGTATCTTAGAAGTATTACGGGACATTTGTGCAGCTGGTCGTGCAAGTCCTGCACTAGTAGACGGTAAATGGACTGTTAATATTGATGAGCCAAAATCAACTGTTATACAACATTTTAGTCCTCACAATAGTTGGGGCTTTGAAGGTACTAAATCTTTACCAAAATTTCCTGACGGTTTACGTGTAACTTACTATGACGAAGATCAAGACTATCAGCAAGCAGAAATTATTGTATACACTCCTGGACAAGACCAGAATACTGCAGAGTTATTTGAAAGTATTCAACTACCTGGAGTTACTAAAAAGTCGCTTGTAATTGACCACGCTCGTTGGCACATGGCACAAGCTAAATTGCGGCCTGAAGTTTACACACTAAATTCGGACATTGAATATTTAGTATGTAATCGCGGAGATCGTGTTAAAGTAACACATGATGTTCCTATGTGGGGCCTTGGTAGTGGTCGTATAAAAAATCGTATAAGTAGTACCGTATTTGAACTAGACGAACCAGTTCCTATTGCAGCAGCTAGTCAGTATACTGTTAGAGTACGTGGTGTAAGTGGATCTACTACTGAACGTACGCTTAAAACTAGCTTTACTGTTACAAATGTTGCCAGAACTAGTAATGTTGTAACTGTTACCCTTAGCGGAACAGGACACCCACTTAGCGTAGGAGATATAGTAACTGTAGCTTCTAGTAATTCTGGAGTGAATACTAGCACGGCAACTGTAACAGCCGTAACTAGTACAACATTTTCCTATACACTAGCAGGAGCTAACATAACTAGCGTAGCAGTTTCAGGTTCTGTTACTTTAAACTCTGGCTATTACTATAAAATTGAAGTAACTGCAAGTACTACTCTTGCTGAAGCAAATGCTTTAGACTTATTCTTGTTTGGAGAATTAAATCAAGAGTCTCAAGACCTTATTGTATTAAGCATTGAACCTTCTACAAACAAAACTGCGCGGATTACTTTAATTGACTATGGCGTAACTGATACATATAATATATTTACTGATTATACTACATTTACTGCAGCAACTGTATTTGAGTCGCAAATTACACTTCCTCCTCTTATGTTGCAAAATAGTTTTGCTGCCGGAGAAGTACCTACAATTACACAAATACGTAGTGATGAATCAGTTGCAGATATTATATCTCCAGGAACATATGCTTATAACATTAAAATAAGTTATACAAACATTGTAGAACTTCCTAAAACTGTAACACACGTAGAGTGCCAGTATGATTACAGCTCTTCAACAAGCTCAGCTAATTATAGAAGTATTTTAGTTAATTATATGTCTGGCTCCATTACTATTCCAGCAGTAATGAAAGGCGAAATATATAAAGTTCGTGTGAGATATGTGGGTAATGATGGTAGAACTGGAGCATGGTCTGCTTTTCAAAATCATACTGTAATTGGGCGAATCAATAACTACAGTTTAGCAGACAGCGTTTCTGTTAGGCGAACAGGTAGACTTTTAACTATTACACCAGTAGTTGCAGTTAAACCCACTGATTTTAATTTCTTTGAGGCAAGAGTTTTTAAAGATGCGGGTAGCGGAGATTTCTGGACTAGCACTGATGCTAGTATTAAGAAAGTTATTATTACAGGCTCTTCTGGCACTGTAGACTTAAAAGATTTTTCAATACCCCGACTATCTGACTCAGGTACTCAGTACCGAGTAGCTTGCAGAATTGTAGATACTGCGGGAAACTATAGTGCTACTAGTACTTTGGCAACAATATCATTGACAAAAATTGCCCCATAACAAACTACTGTAGAAATACAGTAGTTTATATTTTAGGAATTAATACATGAGTTATACTATAACCGCAGGACCTTCCTCGATTGTACTTAATGTTAATAACCCGTTAGATACAGATACTATTACGCCTACCGATGACTTACGGGATGACTTAATCGGTTTAAGAGTATGGTACTCTACTACTAGTGGATTTACTCCTTCAGGTACTAATTTAGTTTATGATGGTGCTGGTTTAACTACTACTATTACTGGCTTAACTGCTGGAACTCCATACTATCTTAGGTATGCACTAATATCAGAAATTGAGCCTGACAACTATACCCTATCAAGTCAAATAACAGCAACGCCTACAGCAGCAATAGCACCTAAAAATAGTACGGCTTACTTATACCAGTGGGCTACTTCACAGCCTGGAAATCCAAATGGTGCCAGTACTTATACATGGTCAACTGGCACAAATTCAAGTTATACTGGCAGCAACGGTTGGTCTACAACTATTGGCAGTAATCCTGGAACTGCATTAGTACAATTATGGACAGCTAGCAAAGCAGTTACAGATGCGGGAGACGCAGTTACAACCCAAGTAAGTTGGTCCACAGGATTTTCAGTATCTTCAATAAGCCAAAATGGTGCTTTTGGAACTAATGGAACTAATGGAACAAATGGCACTAACGGAACTAATGGCACTAACGGAACAAATGGTGCTAATGGTATTAATGCTGTAACTGTACGTGTTTATAAAACAGCTATTACAATTCCATTACCTCCAAGCGGTACTTCTACGTATACTTGGTCTACTGCGAGCTTTGCAGCTCCTAGCGGCTGGACTTTGACTCCTCCTACTGACACAAGCGGATTGGCAGGACAAACTTTATGGGCAGCTTTAGTTAATATAACAGACAGTGCTACGAACTCTACAACTACTATTAATTGGGCTACTTCTGCAATTATAGCTGAAAGCTATTACGGTAATAATGGTACACCTGGAGTACAGGGCGTTAGTGCACGAGTTGCTTATGCAGTTAGCACAACAACGCCAAGTAGTACGCCTGCAAATGTTGTTGTTACTGGCGATGTTGTACCAACTACTGGATCTTGGTTTGCTAGCGTACCTTGGTTAAGCAACGCACCTTCTTCGTTATCAGAAGGTCAATTTTTATATCAAGTAGACGGTTTATATAATCCAGTTACTAATCAAACCACCTGGGTAGGTATACCTTATTTAAGTTCTCTTAAAGTAGGAAACTTATCAGCTATATCTACAAATACCGGTACATTAACGGTTACAGGAACTATTAGTGTAGTTGGAAATGACTCTAACGGTGTGCTAATTAAAACTGATGGTATATACATTTATAATAGCGGTCAAGTTCGTGTTAAATTAGGAAATGTTTAATGGCAACATATGCATTAAAAACATATAAAAGTGATGGCAGTACGGTAGTCTTACAACCTTCTACAAATAGTGCAGTATATGGTCAAGCATATACAATAGGAGCTCCTACTAGATATATAAGCGGCTTCCCGGTAAAAGATTTCCCAGAGTATACAGGTAGATCAATAAGAGTATTTCAACTTAGACCTGGGCCGCATAATTGGGGTACCGGAGTAGAAAATGGGGTTCCTTATATATCATGGCTACCTACAGCAAACCCTGCAGATTACGGAGTAGCAATTCCAGATTTTTACTACACCACTACAACTTTATATATATTTGTTAAATAAGGTAATTTATGGCATATGGTCTTAGAATTACAAATGATGCTAATGAATTGCTAGTAGATAGTAATTACGTTAATCCAACTTTTGTACAAAAACTCGAATTTAACACTACTCCCGCAGCTGGAGAAGAATTAGACGGACCAATACTACATCCTGGGTATATTCGAAGATACTATATTACTCCTACAGTATCTATAGGTACAGGTACCTATATAGTATTGTGGACATTGCCAGATTCATCTGCTAATGTATGGTATTTATTTCCAACTTCTGTGGCTGAAAATAACTTGCAATTTGAGTGTTCAGTTTTTGCAACTACTAGCACAAGCTCTACTTCTTATACTTTACCTACTGCATATATTTTTACAGTAGATGCAGATGGTATAAACGCAATGAGTTCAACTGGTCCAGCATTGCGAATGTATAACGGTGCTACTCCACAGAAAAAAACTTTTGACAGTAATTTCACCCAACTAGTGCCATATAGCTTATCAGATTTATTTAATTTACCCTCTGACCCTCTTAACGATGCCAGCTTATCTTTAGCTACTCCAACTAACCCAATATATCTACTACCTAAATGCTCCATACTTTACGTTGCAGATGCATATCAAACTATCTTCAGCGGACAAACACAAAAAACTGATTATACAGGAACAAACATTGTTTATAGACGCACAGGAAATACAGTCTACGCCAAAAATATGACAACTTATTATAGTCGTGAAGACTATGCGGCAACAAATGTAATGTTTACTGCAGGTACTCTTACTAATCTAAGTGTTATAGTTGCAGATGCTGATTTGTACCAAACGCCTAGTGGGGGCACTGGCGGTGGCATTAATCCTACCTACAACTTAAGCCGTAGCACCGCTACTGTAAATGAAGGCAGTAGTTTTACTATAACACTAACAACAACTAATGTTGCTAATGGTACTACAATAGGATATAATGTAACAGGTATACAACAAGCAGATTTAAGCTCAGGAACTACTACAGGCAATTTTACTGTAAACAATAATACTGCTACCGTAGGTTTTACATTGGCCAATGATAATCTTACTGAAGGCACAGAAACTTTTAGGCTAGAGTTGTTGACGGGCACGACTCCATATATAGACATAACTGTAGCTGTAAACGACACAAGTACAGCTGTAATAAGTTATTCAATATCACCACAAACTGCTAGTGTAAACGAAGGTTCTTCGATAACGTTTACAGTTACTACAACTAATGTGGCAAACGGCACTACACTATATTGGGCAATTAATGGTGGTTCAGCAAATGCAGTAACTGATTTTTCAGCATATAATGGATCTTTTACTATTTCAAGCAATAGTGGTACTTTTACAGTATATCCTACGGCTGACTCATTTACTGAAGGATCTGAAACTTTTGGTGTAGGAGTTCGTACGGTAAGTGTGTCGGGAACAGAAGTTGCTACTAGCGGAACTATTACAATAAATGATAGTAGTACAACTCCATATAATGAAGCCATAACTGGTCCTAGCACAGTGGGCATTGGTACTAGTTTTACATTAAATATTTCAGGCGGTGCGCCTAATACAAATTGGAGCTATAACTCAGGATTTAGCTCGTCTAGTGGCACATTAGACGGATCAGGAGCTACCTCAATTACTGTACCTGGTAGTGCCCAGCCGTATCCTGGAACATATACTTATGATTTTTACTTCTTAGGAACAGGCAACTCTAGAAGTAAATCAGTAACTGCAGTACAATTATACAACGAATCTTTAAGTATATCGCCATCAACAGTTAGTGTAAGTAACTATACAACTATTAGTATTAGTGGTGGTCAGCCAAATGCTACGGTTAATTATGCTACAACTAATTATGGCGACCCTCAACCGTCAAGTTTTCCAGATTCAGTTACTTTAAATAGTTCTGGTAATTATAGTAATTACTTAACAGGTGGAGCTATTACTGGCGGGGTTACTGGCGATAAAATGTTGTGGGTATACTTTCCTTACGGTGGTAACAACGTCAGAAGTGCTCGTGTTACAGTAGTTCCAAACGCTGGGCAGCCCGTGGGTGGTCAGTATTGTAGCGGTACTACACTATACCAAAACTACACAGACGGATCTGGCGGAACTTACGCTAGTGTTGTAGAATATAATAGCAGTAGTTGTGGATATAGTCCACCTCCTGCAGGCCAACCAGTTGGTGCTCAGTATTGTAGCGGTACTACACTGTATCAAAACTACACAGACGGATCTGGTGGAACTTATGCGGGTGTTGTCGAGTACAACAGTACTACTTGTGGGTATACAGCACCACCAACAGCAACATGGACGGCAGTGTTTAGTAATAGTGGGTCCCCTGGAGATATTTATTGTGGAGTAGAAGTGTATTTAACTGCACCAACACCAACAACTGTAACATTTACCTTTACTGGTAGTGTTCTACAAAATGGAGATTCATTCTACGTGCCTAGTGTTACTATTACTGCCGGCAATACTGCTGGTGCAGGATATGAGTATTCTGGTTTTGCTAACGGATCGCCCCCATATGGTCCACTTACACTAGTAATATCAACTAGTTCTGCACCTTATACTGTTACGAATGGAAGTACTAAATCTTACAACTTCTTGTATAGTAGTAATTTTGGTGGTGGCGGCGGTATTGAGCCGTAACCCTAAATCTTCGTATCCAAAATACCCTGTCCATTAATTGGGCAGGGTATTTTTTTGCATTGACAACTCACAGCCCTTGTGGTATAATATACCAAAATGTCAGAACGTTTCAATATTTTTTCTTGACAAGCTTTTATCCCAATCTAAAAGGCGGACTTGCCGTTTAGATTACAATTAAATATATAACCACTGCTAATAAGGAGATCTGATTATGGTGGAGATTGATAACCACAGCCTCATTCAGACAGTTTCACTAGTTGCGTTAGCAGTTGTTGCTTTCTCAGTTGGAATACAGAAACTGCTAAAAGACTGGAAAAGTACTAATGCGGAAACTAGCGTTATTACACTAATGCACACAGAACTAGAACGCATGAGTGAACAAAACGGCATACTAGCAACTGAATTAAATCGCTTGCAGCAAGAAATGATTTTGCTAAATACTCAACTAGCACAGTTATGCGTTGAGAATCAGCAACTGCAAACCGAAGTTGTTGCACTAACCGAAGAAGTTAATAAGTTCCGAGTGTCTGCTACTATAGCAGCAGCTAAGAAAGTTCAGGTGCGCTAATGCAACCAGCAAAGCTTAACTACAAAATTTATCAAGGTAGCACGTTTGAAGAGGCTTATCGTTGGGAATCAGAAACAAAAGTTTATGTACCCATCGCTAGCATTACAAAAGCAGCTCCTTGTGAAATCACAACAACTACACCTCATAATCTGCCTATTGGCTGGAGGTTTAAAGTTGTTGGTGCGGGTGGTATGAAAGAAATTAACTCAGTTTCTGATAGTACCCAAATCGCATCGTATACAACAAGTACTCTTATTAGAGTTAATCAAGTAAATAGTCTTGGGTACACTACTTATACCAGCGGCGGTGTAGTAGAATTTAATCAACCAGTACCCTTAGCTGGATATAGTGCTAGGATGCAAATCAGAGAGTCTGTGGATAGCCCAACCGTTATCTACGAAGCTAGTTCAAGTGCTGGACAAATTGTGCTAAATAATAATTTAGGCACAATCACAATCACAATACCTGCTAGTGCAACCACTCTTTTTACATTCACAACAGCAGTATATGCAGTAGAACTATTTGACTCAAACGGCAAAGTTATACCCTTTTTAGTTGGTAATTTGACTTTAGTCCCAGAGGTGACAAGATGACAGAAACAGTAGTCACCACTAGTAATAATACAGTAGTAGTGGACAACGCAACAACGCAAACCGTAGTAGACGCAAATCCTACTACACTTATTGTTACTGGTATGATGGGGCCTCCTGGTTCTACTACCATTAACGGCATGGCGGATACTGATGTGTCGAATCTAACTGCTGGAAGCCTGCTTGTGTATAATACACAAACAGCAAAATGGACTTCAACCACATTATTAAATCAACAATACGTTGATTGTGGACAATTTTAAAAAGGAGTGTAATAGATGGCTTCTATTATAAGAATTAAACGTTCGGACACGGCAGGTAATCCAGCGGTACTAGCACAAGGCGAATTAGCTTACAGTGCTTTAACAGATAATGGTTCAAACGGCGGTGACAGACTTTATGTAGGTATGGGCACCGAAACTACTGGTAACGCTGTTAATCACGTTATTATTGGTGGTAAATATTATACGGACTTAATGGCAGGTACAGCAGGTACATTAAATATTGCTGCTAAATCAGTTCCAATCTTAAGTGCTACAGGCACAATTGACCAGTGGTTAGCTGGTAATTTAAAATTAACAGGCAATATACTTAGTTCTACAAATACCAATGGTGATATTAACGTTACGCCAAACGGTACTGGTAAAACTGTATTGTCAAATGTGTACATTGGTGATAACGCCACAACCCTGCAAGAGTATATTTACGATCAGGTAGGCGGAACAGTTACCCAAGGTACTGGTATTACAGTTACGGTTAGTGATGCGTCAAATACAACCACAGTTGCTATTGACTCAACTGTTGCTACACTAACTGGTACACAAACACTAACAAACAAAACACTTACTGCTCCAGTAATTTCAAGTATTGTTAACACAGGTACATTAACCCTACCTACTTCAACAGATACTTTAGTTGGACGTGCTACTACTGATACTCTTACAAACAAGACTATCAACTTAGCAAATAATACACTAACAGCTACCAGCGCACAAATCGCAGCTGCGGTTAGTGATGAAACAGGTAGTGGTGCTTTAGTATTTGCTACTAGCCCAACACTGGTAACTCCTGCTTTGGGAACTCCTGCAAGCGGTGTAATGACCAACGTAACTGGTTTACCACTTACAAGCGGTGTTACGGGTACATTGCCAGTTGGCAATGGCGGTACAGGTACTAGTACTGGATCTATTACAGGTACAGGTGCACTAACCTTTACAGCTGGTGGTACAAATACCAACGTTAACTTAGCACCAAACGGTACAGGTACAGTTGATGTTGCTTCTAAGCGCATTACTAACGTTGCTACACCTACACAATCTACTGATGCTGCTAACAAAGGTTACGTTGACGGAATCAAGCAAGCACTAGATATCAAAGACAGCGTACGCGTTGCTACTACTGCTAACTTAACAGCTACTGCTGCTGGAAGTGGGCCTACTAAAACTCTTACAAATGCTGGCACACAAGCCGCAATTACTGTTGATAGCATTGTACTGGTTGCTGGTAACCGTATTTTAGTTAAGGATCAAACCACTGGCGCTGACAACGGTATATATACGGTTACTGTAGTAGGTACTGCAAGCACAAACTGGGTACTTACTCGCGCAGAAGATGCAGATACTAGTACTGAAGTTAGTCCTGGCATGTTTGCCTTTGTTGAAGAAGGCACAGTTAATGGAAACAATGGTTTCGTATTAACCACAGATGCTCCAGTAACACTTGATACAACAGCTTTAGTATTCGTACAGTTCTCTGGCGCAGGTCAAATTGTTGCTGGTGCTGGTTTAACAAAGTCTGGTAACACAATCGATGTGGTTGGTACTGCTAACCGTATTACTGTTGCTGCTGATAGCGTTGATATTGCTTCAACTTATGTTGGTCAAACATCAATCACTACATTAGGAACAATTGGTACTGGTACTTGGCAAGGTTCAGTAGTTGGTGCAACCTACGGCGGTACTGGTGTTAATAACGGGGCTAATACCTTAACACTGGCTGGTAGCGTTACTCACTCAGGTGCGTTTACACAAACCTTTACGGCAACTGCAGCTACTTCAGTTACATTGCCAACAACAGGTACATTAGCTACACTAGCAGGCTCTGAAACATTTACCAACAAAACACTAAGCACTGGATCTACTTGGAACGGTAATACAATTACTGTTGCTTATGGTGGTACAGGACTTACAACAGCAACAGCTCGTGGCGTTATCTTTGGTAACGGTACTAGTGCAATGGGTGTTACCGCAGTTAGCGCAATTGATGGTAGCTTCTTACGCGAAGATGCAACAGGAAATCCATACTGGTCAAACACAATTGACGGTGGAACATACTAAAATATAAGAGGGGTTTTTACCCCTCTTTCTAATCCTTATTAGGAACCCAGATGCCAAATAAAGTTTTACTTAAAAAGTCATCCGTAGCCGCTAAAGTGCCAGTTGCTGCTGACTTAGATTATGGCGAAATCGCCCTTAACTATCAAGATGGTAAGATATATTACAAAAAAGCTGATAACAGTATTGACTCTTTTACTTCTGCTAGTGCCGTAACTGGAGTTTCTAGCGTAGCGGGTAATACTGGTGTAGTTACAGCAAATCAGTTGCTAACAGCTATTAATACTGTTGATGGTAGTGGTTCCGGATTAGATGCAGATTTATTAGATGGTATTAACGGAGCTTCCTTAATACGATCAGACACAGCAGATACCTTTTTAAATATAACTAGTGAAAACGGTATCGAATCTCTTAAAGTTGGTGGTTACACCACCACAGCGGCTATTCAGGCCAGCTACAGTACTTCTTTTGCAGCACAGCCAATGTCTACTCAGATTTGGCATGATTTGTTGGCATTTTCAAAGAACTATACTACAACTTATGAAACTTATAATGGCACAACATGGTCTTCTGCCACAGTAAATAAAGAACTATTTGCTCAAAAAGAAAATCAAACAGTTCAAATAACAAACGGTACTACAATTACGCGAGCTCGTTGGACATTTACTGATGTTGGATATAGCTCAGCAGATTGGTTAGTAATAGGGCACACTTGGAATACCCCAACACCAAACAAAACCATACTAGTAGAATCTAGTCCAGACGGTGTTACTTGGTATACAAAACACAATTCAACTTATGATAACATTGCTGTAACTATGTTTCATAAGCTAGATCCGTATTACGGAGATTCTAGACTAAGAATTACAATTACATGGAACTCTGGCGGGGATGTTAGATTAAGTAATATTAAGTTACTTACTTGCCGACCAGGAGATCAAGGCCGCGGTGTTGAAGACGAGTTTCCATATACTGCTGATGGTAATCAAAACATAATAACAGGCGGTAATCTTACAATAGGTGCTGGAAAAACACTTTCAAGCCCTACAGCAATCGTAAGTACACTTGCAACAGGCACAGCGCCTTTTACAGTTGCCTCTACTACTAAAGTAAATAACCTTAATGCAGATCAATTAGATGGTTTAGATTCTAGTAACTTTTTATCTTTTAGTGAACCTCACGGAAGTAACTGGGTAGTTGGTGGATTAGGTACACAGTTTGGAAGTTATCACAATAACGCAGCAAGTTCAGGATATATTTCTTTTGGCGTTGCTGGTGCTAATAATTTAAGTTTAATTATTGATGGCGAGTATTATGCTAATGCAAGTATTGCTAATAAAGTATGGCACGCAGGAAATGACGGAGTAGCTTCAGGATTAGATGCTGACTTATTAGACGGACAACAAGGTAGCTACTATTTAGATACTTCTGCAACCGCACAAACAAAAACTGGTGATCTTACAATTACAGGCAACTTAACTGTAAACGGTACAACAGTCACCATCAACTCAACTACATTAACAGTTGATGATAAAAATATTGAATTAGGTTCAATAGCGTCACCAACAGATACTACTGCAGATGGTGGTGGTATTACACTAAAAGGTGCAACAGACAAGACTTTTAACTGGGTTCAGTCAACAGGATATTGGACAGCAAATAACAGCATTTCAGCACCACGTTTAATTTCTACTGTAGCAACAGGCACATCTCCACTAGTAGTAGCTTCTACTACCCTGGTAAGTAACTTAAACGCAGACTTATTAGATGGTTTAAACTCTTCGTCATTCTTAAGAAATGACGTACTTAATCAAGAAGTCCTGTCATATTTAACAATTAATACCGATAACGGTTTTGCCGTACTAGAATTTGAAGATGCGAGTAATGTAACAAGAGCACACGTATATCACGCCACCGCTAGTAATTATTTAGGTATTGGCGTATTTGACGCAGCAGGTGCAAATCGTAAAGATCTAGTACTTAATCAAAACGGTACTATAACTTGGAATAATAACACAGTATGGCATGCAGGTAATGATGGTACTGGAAGCGGGTTAGATGCAGATTTATTAGGTGGAGTAGCTAGCTCTAGTTATGTTACTTTAACTGGTACTCAAACACTAACAAACAAAACATTTACCGGAAATGTTAATGTAAATAATAGTTTAAAGATAAATTCTTTAGACGGATATTTTACTGTTCAACAAAATAACTCTGCTTGGACAACTAGCACGGATCATCCAATTATTAAATGGAACTATAATGCAACTTATGATGATCATTTGTATCTTGCATCTGGTGGTAATCAAGCTGTTAGCAGTCAAGCAGTATTAGTAATTTCTGAAAATAGTGGTTTATTATTTGGTCTAGGCAGTAGTGCTAGTGTAACTACACTTGGCACAAAATATTTTCAAATAACAAATACTGGTAATGTTGGTATTGGAAACATTACCACTACACCATCTACACGATTACAAGTAGGCGTAAAGGTAGCCGACGACAATAGCTACACTTACGACGGAAATTCACTGTATGTTGTTCACCAAACTGCAACTGGCACAGCAATACTAAACGACCCCAAAGAAGTTTTATTGCTAGCAAGACAAGGTACAGGCGGCCAAGCATACGGAGCAGCAGCAAGCTTTAGGCTGTCAAGATATGAAAACAACGGCGTAAATTCACGAACAAGGCTAGACTTAGTTCTTGCTCATGATAGTTTCTTAGGCTCGCCTGCAACAGTATTAACTGCTAGATCTGACGGCAACATTGGAATCGGAACTACAGCTCCTGCTTACAAACTTCAAGTTAACGGCTCGTTTGCAGCAACAACTAAATCGTTCGTAATAGATCACCCAACTAAACCTGATATGAAACTGCGTTATGGCAGCTTAGAAGGTCCAGAGAACGGTGTTTATGTACGTGGAAGATTAAAAAACAACAAGATTGAGTTACCAGATTACTGGACTAAATTAGTTGATCCAGAGTCAATAACAGTAAGTTTAACATCAGTTGGTAAACACCAAGACTTGTATGTTAAATCAATCGAAAACAATACCATAACAGTTGCAAACAGCAATTTAGTTGCAAAAGGTATTGATTGTTTCTATGTAGTTTATGGTGAGCGTTGCGACGTTGACAAATTACAAGTAGAAATAGCCAACTAATTATAAGAGGTCTTATGAATAAATTACCAACAAACATTCAGTCAATTGTTCACATTATTAATAACTGGAACTTTGTTTATGAGGATAGCAAAGTAAAAGCTAACCTAGAAGTGTTTGTGGATACTGAGGAATTAAAGATTTTACGCAATGAATATAATGCAGTTATATCTAGCGGAGATCATTTATCAGACGAAGATAAAAAAGCTTATGTAGACGCAATTAATGATCTTAATTTAGCTATCTCGGAACTGGAGACTAATTAATGGCAGCAATATCTAGTGTAACTGGTTCAGGTGCAATTGGTACTACCCTAAACTGGAATTCAACAGCAACTTGGCAAGGTGGGGTGATCCCCACCAGTGCTGACGATGTTACCATAGCAGCGTTTAGAACAACAATTAACCAGTCAGCTATTGCAAAATGGACAACTGGTTCTATTACAATTACAGTTGCTTCTACTTCAGGATTTCCAGCTAGCGGTTACTTTTTTGTAGGCACTGAGCGTGGTGAAGTACTAAAAGTTAATTATACTGGTTTAACCGCTACAACATTTACTACTTGTACACTAGATTTAACTAATCCCTTTTATTACTGGGATTTAGGTGGAAACATTCCTAACGGTTCTTATGTACACAGTCCTGCACCTATTATCAATATTCCCGCAGGTGTAACAGGCAGTTGCAGCACTTTATTAGTACAAAATGGTGGCTGGCTAAATATTGCCGCAGGCGGCATACTACGAGCATATAACTACATTACTCACCGCGACGGACGAATCGTTGGTAGTGGCAGTGTTGGTAACATTGGACGTATGCAAATTACTCGTGCAGAAGCTAACGGGGTTGGCTACTATATAAGTGAAGATTACCAAATGTGTATATTGGATCTTAATGGTGGCGAGCTTCGTGCACATGCTTCTATTACCGCTCCAATTGCAGTTGGGGGTACAAGTTGTACTATTGGTGCTATTACCAATGGTAGTTTTGTGGTTGGTGATGAAGTAGCCATTTATGACACTTCATTTGGAGCAAAAGGTCGTCGCCCTAGACTTTATGGAGTATTTCGTGATAGCGTAAATGATTATCGCAACATGGACGAAGGCTTTGATGTTGTGGGTGTAGCAGGTTCTACTATCCACTTAGGTCGTCGTAACGGTGCTCGTGGTACTATTAAGCAATCTGCTACATCGGGTGCTCAAAAGATTTTAACTGTTGACAAAAACGATCACCTAAGCCAAATGAATTTCAAGGCAGGTGATAAGATTGTTGTTAACAATGTAGCTTATACCATTGACAAAGTAGAAGACTCAACATTTCCACTAGCCACATACGACTTTCAAACTGGTAGTACATTAGCTGACTTTTTAATTGATGATATTTCTGTAGAAGATGCTTGGGCTATTGATGCCTTTGGAGCATACGCAACAAATACCAGTTACAACACACTAGTACACAAAAGCTTGTATCGTCGTGAAATGTCCATGACAGTGGAAATGAGTCCGCTTAGTCAGTATACAACAGGAACTCGTGGTACTGATCAATTTGGTTTGCTGTGGTGTTATAACCCTATTTGGCGACAAGGTCATCGTGGAGTAAATGATCCAGTAAAAACTGGATACTTTAGAATTTCAGACGGCAGCGATACATGTATGTTAGCAGATTTTGCTGCTGGTGCTAATGACTGGATGCAGCTTAGTTTAGATACAGCAGGATTACGTACTCCAATGCAAACTGCGGCTACTTATCGGTATGAAACTCGTAATAATACTGTCAAGCTATTTTTAAACGGCGAGCAGATTGCCGAACGTTTTGGCAGCGGCGGTGGGTATCGAGGATTGTTTGGAGCATATGTTAATAACAATACCAATGCTAGAATTAAATCTATTACGTATGCCGCTCCCTGCCAAAACTTGTTTATAACTACCACAGACACATTTACCAATGGACACGTTGTATACGAATCAGGCGCTGAAAAGACTCATACAACTGGTCGCAGAATTTTAAAAATATCAAGTTTTATTACAAACATTGAAGGTCACGATGACTTGGCTTTTGCTTATCGTGGAAAATATGATCCTGGTGTTTGGCCTGTTATTCGTGGATTGAATACTAACATTGGTAATAATTCAAGTGCTGGTTGGTTAACCAATCATGACATGGGCTTAGACTATTGGACTGATTTAGGTGGGGGCACGGCTTTTGCTGTTCTAGACCTTACCGCACAAAAAACATTTACACACGTTAGCTTTACGCCTCGAGCAGAAGAATATGGTACTAATCCTGGAATGGTTGGTGTAACTATATATGGTTCTAATGATGGTAGTACTTGGACTACTGTTTATGCGACCGCAACAGATACCAAACGTTATCAGAGTGGTGCTTGGTATAATCAAATAGGAATGTATGCCACAGGCACACAAACTTATCGTTATGTAAAATTTCAAACCACTGGACATAATGGTACTTCAAACACAACATTAAATCGTTATGTTAACTTAGGTGTACATAACTTTTCTGCAGGATTTAAGATTACCATTAATAATGCCAGCGACTTTGCTGTTGGCGATATTATTGGCATACAGTGCCATAACGGCTGGTATAGCTGCGAAGACCTAGGACACTATCAAGCTGTTAAATTATCACAAAACTACGAAACTTATTTTCATACACCAAATACACACGCTACAATTACTGCTATCACAGGCAACACACTAACACTGGACAAAGCCGTTAACTGGGGCTACCTAGAGGGTGGTGAAACAGTTGTTAAAATTAACCGTAATTTTAAAATCGAAGGATTTTTAGCACGTGGAACTGGTACGGAGTTTCAAAAACCTTATTTTAGTTATAATGGTGGATCAGCTACACCCAAAGTGCGCTGGTTAGATAATGTTTACTTTGAGCATGTAGGATCTAGTCGTGTAGGTGGTAGTAACTGGTATCGCGGCATTAATCCCGCTTCTCAAGATTATAACAATCCTGGTGTTGTTGACAATTGTACTATTGAAGGTTATAATAACTCAGGAGCTAACGGCTTAACATTTGTAAGTGCGCACGGAATTGTCCGTAACTGTTATATTGGCAATGTATACGAAATACGTCCAGCATATAATGTTGGTTTTAGCGGAACAATGTTAACCAATAATAAATTTAATAATCATTTTCGTGTTTATTTGGAGAACTTCCGTAACAGTATTTTTGCTTATAATGAAGTAGCCTCATGCTATCATTCTATCAGTGAAGGCCAAGGTTATAATATGGGTACTCCTGTAGAAGCATCTGAATACCGCCGAAATAGTTATCACGGTATGCGAGATCTTCCTGGTAATTATTCTCATAATAATGGAGGTACCGGAAGTGTAAGTCCAGTAATTAAAAATGAATATAACCGAATATACGCAGCAAATTTTTGTGCCTGGCAACAAAGACCTACTGCAAAAATAAATCAAATGCGAGGCTGGGATATTCATCCAGAACATCCAGGTCAGCGACTAACTCAGTATAGATGGGAAACATTTTTAGGTTGGTACGGTTTATCAGATGCCTCTGATCCTTTTAGTGGTGTTAATGATTTTTTACGATCCGGTACAGATATAGTTGTAACAGGCGTGTACAATGCTTGGGCAGTAAAATTACCAAACACAGATTTTATAAGATTTTATAGTCCTAGCGCTGATGGACAACTACCCTCAATGGGAGGGTTAACGCTTTATCGCGATACAGCAGTACCAGTTAGGATTACAATTGAATTTGACTACCGACATCCAATGCGATACAATCGTATTCAAAATGGTAACTGGGACAACGGTAGATTCCGAGTAGGCTGTATTAGTAACGGAGTTTATGTGACAAATTCTGCACAGTATACTGTAATACCTTCTACAATAGCTTCAGATAACTGGCAGCGTTTTACATATACATTTAACGCTATTCCCACTGAAATTGGTCATTTATATGTGTTTATCGGTCGTGGTGCAAGTAGCACTTTTGCGGATGTTCGTAATATGCGTGCAGTAGTGCAATGTGATACACCAGCCAGTTTGCATATTATCAATAACACAATAGATGATACTAAGTTCTTTGATATAACAAATGACAATAAAGGTATCGTACCTATAACAGGATATACTAACCTAACGGCTAGACGACTTAAACTCTAAGGAGAGATATGGCAAACGATGTAATTATTACACCAGCTAGCGGCCTGGTAGAGTTTAAAGATAACACTGTACTCAAAGGTTCTATTTACGAACTAGCAGGCGACATTGTTATAAATCCTGTAACAGGTTCAGTAGTATTAGGCGACGGCACTCCTGCAAACATAATTGTAGGCGGTGTCGGAGTCCCAGTTAATATTACACTACAAGGTGGTGGTAATTTAAGTTCTAATGCTGGAACATTGGGTATAGGCGTCAACGGTGATACAGTTAACTTTACTGTAACTGGCGTTACCTACAACTGGCCTACTACGCTGATGCGTACATCAGATTATACTGCCACAGACATATTAACTAAAATTAAAACAGTTGATGGAGCGGGTAGTGGATTAGATGCAGACTTACTTGATGGGTTAAACTCTACTGCATTTGCGCAACTAAGTGGTGCAACATTCACAGGCGCAATAAGTGGAACAAGCTTAACACTTAGTGGTGATCTAATTGTTAATGGTACAACAACCACAATTAATTCAACTACACTAACTGTAGATGATAAAAACATTGAATTAGGTAGTGTTACTACTCCAACTGATGTAACTGCTGACGGCGGAGGTATTACACTCAAAGGTGCTACAGATAAAACCTTTAACTGGGTTAGTGCAACAGGCTACTGGACTTCAAACCAAAGTATCTCTGCCCCACGTTTTGTTTCAACTCAAGTAACAGGTACATCGCCTTTTATAGTAGCCTCTACTACTCTAGTAACAAACTTAAACGCTGATTTATTAGATGGATTAAATTCTGCTACAACAAATACAGCTTCTACTATTGTTGCTCGTGATGGCTCAGGGAACTTTGCAGCAAATACAATAACTGCAGCATTAAGTGGAAATGCAACAACAGCTACTACTGCTACTTATTTAAATTCTGCTCAATCTTCGTCAACTAAAGCTAATATTACAACAAGGACTGAGTCAGGGTTCTGGGAATCAAATACCACAACTATAGCTAATGGCTGGCCTGAAACTAGTGCTAGTTGGTTTCATCTATTAAGTAGTACGCATAGTAATGGTGCTAATTATTATTCAATGCAGTTTGCGGGTAGTTTTTATGATTCAAACGCTTTATACTATCGTGCAACAAATGGCTCTGGTACAACTGCATGGAATAAATTATGGCATGCAGGTAATGACGGTACAGGTAGCGGATTAGACGCAGACTTATTAGATGGATATAATGTTGGTACTAGCGGTGGAACTATTCCACTACTTAATACCGCTAATACTTGGTCAGCCACACAAACCATACCAACACTAGC